GAAAATCATTCTCTTTAATTAAATTTTGCACATATTTAAAATTTAATCTAAGCTTAGTTGCTATTCTTTTTGCTGCAAAACCATCTTCTACCATACATCTAATTTTATCTTTCATATTATATTACCTTTCATTGAGCCTAAAATAGCTCGATTGTAACGTTTGCACCTAACAGGTAATATAACGCACAGTTTGGTTCATGTAACAAAAAAAATAAAGGAGGATGTAAAAAACACATCCTCCTTTATTAATTAACGTAAAGTGTTGAAATTATTGGTTATGCACCTACAACCACAGACTTGTTGCCTCGTGCAACTCCTCTTGGGTTCACGATCCCCAAACCAATTATTTCACTTACGACCCAACCCATCTTTAATTGCTTAGGCTCGTCAGCAGGAAGAACCTCAATATCCTGTCTAATAGGCATAACACCTACGAACTCAGGATCGGCACATGAATATACAGTACCAGGAGGAACAATCTTAGAAACCATAATGTCTGCGCCCCAGATATGAGCATACAGACCAGTTTGAAGAATCTCACGATGTGTAACAGGATCAATCTCTCCACCACCAGCACCTTGACCACCGCCAGATGCCCAATTTAGGATATCATTGAACTCATTGATGTTCATGAAGAACTTAGTTGTTACTAGGTCCCAACGATCAACCTGAGCCTTTAGCTCAACTAGGTCACGCTTTAATAGACCAGCATCAGCAATGTCTTGAGCAGTATTTTCTACTGTTGCAGCATTATCAAGAGCAGCAAAACCATTTGCGTCTTCTTGCGCCATTAGCTCTTGTCTGGCCTTTTGGACAGCACGATCGATTACATTGAATCTGCGTCTCTTAACCTCAGCAATACGAACGGTTGGGTTTGAATAAAGCTCGAACTCTGGAACAGTTACTCTGTCACCAAAAACTCTACTCTCAGGTCCAGTACCATTGCTTGAGATAACAACAGCTGTTACATCAATATCTCTATCATAGACAGGAAGTGCGCCTTGTGGTAAGGGGTCGACGACCAAAGCTCTTCGGAAAATTCCTTGATAATCAAGATTTCGCTTTTGTTACAACTCAAGGTTAGTTGGCTAGGTCATTTCTGCCTAGCTCCATACGTTTCCGCATGGTTCAGACTATATCATCTTCTTTCGAAGCTTGGCATTTAGTCGTTGAGGATTCAGGCATTAGCTTGTATTTCATACAATCAACTACATATGGTCTAATAACATCACTAAGTATTTGTGTGTTCCTTTTATTAAGGACCAATTGATTATATTTTTTACCTTTATACTTAAACTCCATTATTTTACTACGAATATCAAAACACCTTTTCAACAAACTTTGAAGCTCTAAATGATCATCATATGAAAATTGCATTGTACATATTCTCATATTTACCTTATTTTTTAGATTTCCATCATCCATAATCCAAACAGCTAACGCTAATGGTGTCATAAAAATATCCAAGTTATTTGGAACTATTTTTATTCTATTTGGTAAATAAAACATATTAGCAAATTGTTTTATCTCTGGATGACATATTGTTGTGGCGTTTAACATAACAGAGTTTTTTCTTTTATCAACATTCCTTCTCCAAGTATTGATAAAAGGATCAAACATGGCTATTTTCCAATGAAAATACTGTTTATGCGCTTCTTTATGACCAACTCCTATTTTATACATAGAGTTTGGACCATCTCTATAAATACAACCATCACCTAATATATGGCCAACAATAATTTGTTTTTGTTTCATATTTATAGGTACAGTTCTTAATAGGTCATATTTTCTAGCTGAACAGATTGGTTCTCTATTATTTGCTTTTAGCAATCTTGAAATTGCTGGTGCAGATATTTCAAACCATTTAGCTATATGTTTAACTGATTTACCATCATCAAACATATCAACTGCTTTTTTTATTTGTTCATCTGTAAAATCAGATATATATTTTCTTCTCCAAGGAACCTTACCTTTAAGACATTTTCTTATACTTTCATAAGAGGTATTATATTTTTTTGCTATATCTCTTATTGTTAGCCCTAATTTATATTCCTTTATAAATAATTCTGACTTTTCTACCATGTTCTGCCCGTTTCCTGCTGATTGTCCGTATCATTCTATCTCTGTTACTATAACTCGTTTAAAAACTGTCTGCAATGATCAATTTATTGAGTGTTATAGTGAATAGACATTCGGAGGTTCCAGCATATAACCAAGTTTTACATCCGCCGAAATTAACGGATGGGATTCGCCCATGAATCCCGCTTAATATTTCTATCAAGATTAGACTATATCATCTGTTATTGATCTTATCTTTCATTTTATACCACTCATCCCTCCACGTTTGGTTGGGATTAGCAATTTTTTTAGATTCAAAAACAGTTTGGCGTGTAGTCGTTGAGGAGCGATCAAGCGAAAGTCTTAATTTATATCTCATTTTTGGTATTACATACGGCTCTATAATCTGCGATAATTTAACTGTATCCTTTCTTTTAAAAGAAAGATAGTGTTGACCATCTCTTCTTGTTAAAATTTTACAATTAAGATCAAAACATCTTTTTAACAGATTTTTAAGCTCGATCTGATCATCATAACAAAAACTGTTAGTATAAATTCTATGATTTGTTCCACAATTTAAAGTTCCATTATCTAAAAACCATACAGCTAAAGAATATGGAGTCATATAAATGTCTAAACCCCTAGGAACAATTCTTTTGCCACTAGGATAAAAATCTTTATAGAATTTAACAAGACCAGGATGTTGTAGCGTTTCAGAATATAAGGAAACAGTATTTTTTCTCTTATCTATTTTTCTTCTCCATAAATTAAAATACCTATCTAACTGTGCTAGTTTCCAATGAAAATATTGTGCAAATTTTTCACTATGTACTAAACATAATCTAGGCAGTTTTCCAGATAATCTAATACAACCATCTCCTAACGTAGTCCCAACAATAAATTCTTGTTGTTTTTTGTTAAAAGGTGTTTGTTTCAATATCTCATACCTACGTCCTTTATGGTATACTCTTTTAACACCTAATCCTGTTAAAAGCTTAATAACAGAAGGGGCTGGTAATTGATATGTATCAGAAAGATCTAATACAGAAAATTCTTTAGATAAGTATTTTTCTAAGATATCATTCTGTTCAGATAAAGTAAGATCTGAAACTGACTTACAATACCAATCCATCTGAGTCTTTAAGTAAGATCTAACTTCATTTTCAGTTATATTAAAAATCTCAGATATTTTAGAAACAGATTTGCCGTTTTTATATTCTAAACTTATACCTTTCGTATTCACTTTCACTTAACCTTTCCTGCTGATTGTCCGTATCGAATTAACATTTTTACTTATTTCAGGTTTGTGAACGTATCTGGTGTGATAGCGCTCTTTTAGAAACAGTAGCTAATTTTTCGGAGTTTCCAGCATATAGCCAAATTTAGAGGCCACAGCGAATTAGTTTATGGCCTGTGCCAAAGCAACCTTACCCTCATGGGTCATAATAGCGCGGGCTACTAGCTCATCACGCTTCTCGTCACTATAAGTATTCTGACCTGATAGTGCGACGTTTGAAGGAAGATTTTGCTCCATTACAGAAGCATACTTCCCAATAACTTGTAGTGCATCTGAAAGACTGGAAGCATTAAGCTGTCCAGACTGTGCACTATGTGTACTAAAAAGACCGTTCATATATATTTTCACCTATTTTAGGTTAAGAGATTACCCGCTAAGCCAGTAATCTGCGTCAATGTTTAGACAAAAAGCGGGCGCCTGCAAAACAGACGCCCGATTAAATTTTATGTTACTCTACGTGCCAGTGAATTACAGCCTCAGTGAATTGAGCACCAGGAGCTGTACTCGTTCCAGATGGCGAGTTAAGTGCTTGAATCATTCCAAGCGTTGATCTAACTAAGTATCCAGGGCCAGTAAACTCAATAAATCGAGCAACTACAGCAGACTCAAATGCAGAACCAACATCAGGAGTTAATAGGCCAGCTGCGGTAGCATAAAGAGCATCACCACCAGAAAGTGCTGGATTTGTTGGTACAAGACCACTATTAACAGTTGTATCAACTGCATTAAGAGTTACTGAATATAGACCTGGCTTACCCCATAGGGTCCATTTACCAGATCCCTCAGCAGTATGAGGACCAAGAGCTGTTCCGCCTGTTACTGTTTTACCTACTGCAGATCCTACTATCTCACCAAAGAGTGTTCCGTAGCCAGCAGTTCCCTCATCCACTAGGAATAGGGGGCGCATACCAGATACTAGAGTAGTAGTAGCAGCGGGACGGGTATTAGCTTGAGCTAAATAACCATCAGAAACGTCATAAGCAGCATTATCAGTTCCAGCAGTAATAGAAACGTATGTGAACCCAGCTACCTCACCACCTAATACTGATGTAGCTTGTGCATCTAGTGCATCGAATTGACCTAGAGGCTCAATTCCAGCCTGTAAAATTTTAAGTGCCATTGTTTATCCTTATTGAGATACTTCTAAATGTATCTATATTTCTTACATCAGATCTTACAAACAGGCTACTTTTGCATTACAATTT